AAATACTCGTCTTCGGTTGCCAAAAACCTTCCGGGGAGCCTTGTTGCAATGCCCATCATATCAATGGCTGACTTTGTGAAATCGCCGTTATTTATATTTTCTGCTATCTCCAGAATATTATCAGTACTGCCAAATGAACGCCGTGCCCTAAGATCAATTTTGCTAGTAACGTCAGATGTCTCTCCAGTGACCATAACCTTACCCATAAGCAGCAAGGCATCTTTTTGTGCCATCGCTAGACCATGAGCTTCTGCCGCTGCCTCACCGATATAGCGTTGGTCACCCGCCTCGCCAAGTCGGCCACCTAGTGTTCGCACATTACCAATGACCCCAGCCAAACCCCGCTCTGCCAATGTCTGAACCTGAAACATTGCGTTAGATGCAACATTAACCATGTGCGTTACTGGGCTTGAGAGTAGGGCGTTAACATATTGCTCCATCGCAAAGTCGAATGTTTTTGCAAGCAAACCCTTTTCTGCATATCGTGCTTTGGCTGTTTGCGATTGCAGGGTTAGCATTTGATGAAAGTGATAGTCTATAAGACCATCATCCATTTCTGTCACAAACTTGTTCAATTGCTCGGCATAATCTTTTGCATCAATATCAACCATCGACAGATGCCGAACCACAGCAAGGCCACGTCCATATTCACTAACATTCCCAGATACTTGCGCGGCGAGGTTTGATTGAATTGTTGCCAGCAAACGCATCTTTTTAAACGCTTCTTCTTTGGCAGCTATATCTGTTGCCTTGGCCCCTGTTTTCGCTAACGCCTCAATTTCTTTGCCAAACTTTATCATAGCTACAATACCGGCTAGCGTGTCTTCTGCCGGAGCTACATCACCGGCTTTGCGGCCAAGCATTTTATAGATAATCCCCTCATACCCAGTGGCGTTAGCCAGTTTCATCAAATCGTCCATCGACTTGGTGTCGCGCTTGAGATAATCGAAAACCTCTTTGTTGTTTTTCTTAATATTCAAAAGAACCTTCTGAATATCAAAATCATTTAGCATGAGGCGGTCACCGTCGATTTTAACTAGCCCTTCGCCTTTGCCAAATATTTCACCAATACGGCCCAGGTCTAACCCTTTGCTGATGCCAGCGTTTTTGGCTAGTGATTCATTTAAAAGTTGGAGGTCTTCGTTTGGCATCGCCTTAATAATAAGGGTGCCGCTTTCGGTTTTAGTAACGTCATCATCCGGCACCTTCATGCCGTGCGCTCTGTTCTCGGCTTTGCGAGTGGCTTCTGCTAATGATTTAAACCCTTCTTTAAGTATCTTGACCATCAGCCGCCTCCGTATTTGTTTGTGCAGCCCCAGTGTCAAGCAAAGTTACACCGCCAAGCGATAGCAACGGTATTGATCCCTGCATGAACTTTTTGAAGACCTCATCTTTTGGCTGATTTAAGGCTTGAGCCGTAACGTCAACCCGCTCATCGATCAGCTCGACAATTGTTTTTGGAGCTGACCCCAGCCCGGTTTTTTCGCCGTTAGCAAACCAAGATAATGACTGTGCTTCGGCTGGTTGCACTCCCAACTTTTCTGCAACCTTTTTGTAAATGTCGCTAAATATTGCATATTCCGTTTGTACACTTTCACCATTAATTTTTTGACTTGCAAGTGTATCGTCAATCATATTTGCCACATTTAAAGATGATGGGTCTGCTTCATATTGAGCGCGAAGTTCTTTTGTTTTTGCAGCCGTTTTGCCGCCGATAAATTGTATGGGCACAGAGCCAGGCTCTATTTCGTTCATTGCACTGAATACAGCCCTGATAGCGTGTGTGTCGGCTGTTACGCCAGCAAAATTACCTGACACGTTTTCAACAAATGTTGCTGGTTTTGGGTTTGTGTTGAAATTAAAACCACCGGCCGCTGCATCATCAACTAGACGCTGATGTATACCGCCGGGGCCAATCATCATGGGGTAACCTTTTTCATTAATACCTTCACCGCCGGGGCCAATAATGTCTGACAGTTCTAGGCCAGCTTTTTGTTTTGCTGTAACAAGGCTTGCGCTTCTTAAATTATCTTCTGTTTTTGTGCGTGGGCTTGTTGCTGCATAATTTTCTGCAAATTTTCTAAGCTGCGCTCTGGCGGTTTTTTCAGGAATTCCAAGTGAAACAGCTTTGTCTATGATCGGGCCAGTATGATAGAAAAACTGCACATTAGTGCCGACAAATGGCTTGGCACGCTCTGCCAAAACATCTACAATTTTATCAGACATTTCAATAACTTTGGCACCTCTGTTAAACTTAGGAAGAGGCTTGCCCTCTGGTGCCCTTGGTACTGGCGTTTCTTTTTGTGGCGCGGTTGTCTTTTCGTAGTCTAAATCAAACAGCGGTTGGTCTGTTCTAGGCTGAGTTCGTTTGGCAACCGGCAGTTTCATTTGCTCTGCCCTAGCATCTAAGACTGTTTTCATTTCTTCTGTTGATGGCCTGACACTGCGTCCAATCATTGACAATGTTTCGTCAATCACTGGCATAGGGTCAGCCCCAGCAGTCAGCGTCACCCCAGTGTCAGCCGCACGTTCAGCAATCCTCGCATCAGCCGCTTGTCCAGCTTTGACCACGCCCTCTTTGATTACATCCTTGCCTTTCGCCAATGCAACCCCAGCTCCGGGGACTGACATAAACGATCCAACCTCGGCAGCGTCCAACATCATCTTTTTATCTTCTGGACTAGCGTCACTAGCATTAACAAATTCTCTATATTGTGTGAGAAAAAACTCAGACCCAAATGTTTCGGATGTCCAGGTCATTGCGTCAATCGCTGCTTTGATGCGGTCTTCATCTCCGGGAAACATAAAGTTGGCCGCTCCAGCGATTAGAGAAGATATATCTCCGACAAGGCCCAACCCTCCACTTACCGCGCCAACCCCCATGCTGCCAGCAGTCTGTGCCAAATCGCCAAGAGCCTCCGTGGTGCGCTCCATAGCTGTCCCGGTGTATTCTTTCTTGGGTGCATCACCGCCGGGGTAGAAAGCCTGACCCTCAACCCTCGGAACATCCACATAGGCACCACCCTCATTAATGACAATCTCGTGAGCGTCTTGTCTGGTTTGGTGCGAGGCCCGTCTTTCTTGTAACAGATCAATCATTCTTGTGTGTCCAGATAGGTTTGAAGTTTTTTAATTTGTCTGTCTATTTTTTCTTCTTGCTTTGCTACGTTGGGATCACGTTTTTTCGGGTCTAAGTTTCTTTGGGTTCGAAGAAAATCTATTGCACCTTGATAATTGTCGTCATCTAAAATAAAAAATGGCCTGTCTGCCTTTTTCAATTCTTGTTGTCCCAAATTAATTGTATTGAGTGCTTTATCTGCATCTTTCTTTTTGAGCTTTATTTCTATTGTTTCAAAATCTTTACTAATGTTTTTTGCGATAGTGTCAGCTATACCGATGCCGTCAAAATCTAGACCTTTGCTTTTTGCCTCTTGAAATCTTCGCGTTAGCTCTGCTTTTCCCCTTCTTGCTATTCGAGATTTTTCAAAATTAATTTCAATATTTTTAATTTCTGTATAAGTCGGCGGCAAATCAAAGGCTGAGAGTATATCTTTAGCAGCAGCAAGCTCTTGGCTTTCTTGGCTGTCAATCAGGTCATTTAATTCTTTTTGATCTTTAAGATTTAGACCGGGGGCGTATTTATCAATGTCATCAAACGATAAGTCATCCGCTGCCGCTAAGTTCTGCACAACCTTTTTGATTTCTGGATCAGACACGGTGCGTATGCGTCCAGCATTGTTGAACTCATCAGTTAGCTCTTGTGCCTTTTCCGGGTTAATCTTTGCTAATACTTTTATATTCGCGTCAAACTCTCCCCTGTTACCGCTTGCCATAGACTTACGAACCAGAGCTATAGCCCCAGGCTCATTATCTTTGGCCTGATCGTTTGCTAGTTTTTGTTCTGCATCTGCAAAATCGATCTGAGCTTTTCGCTCTTCACGCAGGGCTTTGCCAATATCGGTAAACGACATTCCCTGATCACGCAGCTCTTTGATGCCGTTCCGAACAGCAAGTGGTAAATTTGTAACTTTTCCTTGGCTAATCAAGCCAATAGTATTGGTGGGTCTATCAGTGGCAAACGTGCCGTCAGCAACGATTTTTTTCGCGGCAACTTGAATTGTGTTATCCATATTGTCTAGGAATGTTTTATATTCTGACCCGTTTAAATGCGGAGACATTTTGCTGACTTCGGCGGCTCTCAAACCATCAATCGCTTTATTGCCGTCAGCCGTTTCTAATAGTGCGCCGATCTTTGTAACAGTAAAAGTTTCTTGAAATGCCGCCCTTGCTGAAAGCTCTAGCTTTTCATCCTGTTTCTTGACGTATTTATCTAGATACGTTGACCATATGGCGTTATTGGAAATGCCCATTTCAGCCCGGAACTTACGGGCAACAGCGGGGGATTGTTCATCAAGAACTGATCCATAGCCAGCGGTCACCGTATCCAGAGCGGTTGCCAGACTATCAACACTGAAATCTTTAACGCCTATGCCACTGAGAGCTTCAGCTTCTTGCGCTTCAGACATGGCACCCTCAAGATGGGCATTAAATATAGAATTGATCCTGGTTACCTTGTCACTCGCCAACGCGGTGATTTCATCGGAGGCTATTGACAGTGCAGCCTTTCTGACAGCTTTGCCGTAAACCGTGGTCTGATCACCGGGCAGTTCAAGTGATGCACCGTCTGCTGCCGCTTCCTCAATCTGTTTCGCGGTGGGTGCGTTTCTTGCACCATACTCGGCCCCCTCAATGACTGCCTTGCTTTCGGCTTGCTGGGCAACAAAGTTTGACATTCGCGATAGGCTTTGCGCTAGATTACCCATGCCCCGTGCTTGTGCTTCAGCTCCGGCAAAGCTAACTCGCGGAACTCGGAGCGGGGTGAGGGTTTCCCTTAATCTGACTTGCTCTGCCATCACATCCCACCTGGAGACATATCATTAAACATTGTATAGTTTCCGGGATTAGTGAAGCTATCCATCGGATATAGCTGACCAGCCGTAAGGGCAGCTTCACCAAGCTGTATGAACGCTGATGTCTTGGCTGATTGCATGATGTTCTTACCAGCGATTCTATGCTGATCTGCCTGATACTTAGCCATCTTTACGGCCATCGTGGCGTTGTCTCGGCTAACCGTGAACTGGTTCACTCCTTCGCGGGTGTTTAATCTGGCAATCAATGCCGGGGTATCGCCGGAGGTAAACGGACTAATATTAGCCGCTGATGCCCGTGCCGTGTTTGCCGCCAAAACCTTTTCTAGATTTTTGAGTTTCTGGCTTGCCTCTTCTTTATAGTTTGCAGCTTGTATTGACCCTTGAAGCACTGCCTGATCAGCTTTGGCCTCTTCAACCATTTGGGCTGCTTGGCCTTGTCGGTAAGTCGCTAAAGCACCGGCCCCGCCAACAATTGCTGATATTACTGCTAGTTCTACTCCGCTCATTGCCCCACGCTCACTTTATAATCTAGTGCCAGTAATGTAAAAAATACCGGCTGGTTTTGAGAGATAGTTATCTGTGCATCCCGGCTATATCCCAGAAAGCCTTGTGTTTTCTTTGTCCCAGTAAAAGTCGGCACGGTGCCAGCCCCACTGATTGGCACACTGTTCAAGGCGATTTCTTTGCCATTCAGCGTTAGGTTCTGTGTCCTGAACAAAATAGGAGTTACCTCCAAGATACGCCGTCGCTGACCTTGCACGGTGCCTGATGACAATCGAGGCTCAAACGGTTGGGTTTTTACGGTAACGGTGTAGTCTAGCCCCACCTCGGCATAAGATGTCGGAATGCCGCCCAGCGTTACATTGCCGGAGCTGACCGTCTGATCAGGGTCAACAATGTCATCGCGGATTATCTTGACCGTTTTGCCTTCAAGATGGGAAAGGGAACCCGCAGTGGTAGAACCGGGCAAACCTTGATCCGGGGCTGTTGCGCCGGAAAAGTACTGAATACCAGCATCAGTTGTGCGGTCATCATCAAACACCTCCAGATAGTATTTGGTAGAGCTATTGATTGTCCGCTTGGTAATGACGTAAATGTTTGCCAGCTCTACGCCAACATCAACAAAGTCACCGTCAGTTGACAGGCTGGACGGGGCTACAATCTGTTGGCCTCGATTCAGCATGAAAGCAGCAATAGTGCCGGTAAACCCCGTGGAGCTGCTTCTATAGCCAGCCGTGCTGCTTCCGTTCAAGATCAACAACAGATCGCCCTCAGTGGTGTCTGTTGCGGATCGGAGGGCCATTCTCTGGGGGTCAATAATCATATGGCTTGACAGCAAGCTGACATTGTTCGCCACATATGAAAGTTCAACATCGCTAAACAACATTTCACGCAATGCCTTGCCTTGTCGCTGTATGAATAGAGTGCCGGATTCAGCGGCCTGTGGCCTTATGCCAAACTTGGAGCCGCGCCGGGTGGCTGACTTCACCGTTATGTTTGATGGCGTGATAGGATCAAGATCAGCTTGCGGAATGAAAAACTCAGCCCCGGTGGTAAATATCTGCAAGTCTCTACCAGCTCTAATGCCGGTGATTGCGTTGACAACATCGGTTGTAAGGCTGACTTGTATAGCATCATCGTCTAATGCTTCAGCTTGTTTGAAATTAAAAAAGTCGTTGACCTTGCTGCCGAATAGAGTGGTAGGCAGTGAAGCACTACCGCCAAAATACAACCGGCCCTCATGGAAGGTACAAGTTCGCGGCCAGCCACGGGTATTAGCCCAGGCATCCTCATGGCCTGATTCTATGTTGTAATTACCAGAAGCAATGGCATCGGTGCTGAAAAACGGAACCTCCGTTATAGCAAGAACCTCAGTTGAACTATTGAACTGTATTATCCTAGCGCGGCCAAAACCATTGGTGACGTTAATATATTGATCAACATTGCCGCTTGAAAAGATGCCTGAACTGGCAGTGATCTTGACAGTTCCATCTACCGCGTCTGGCGTAATTGTGCCGGATGGCGTTGATAGGCTTGTGCTAAACGCTACTTTCGGAATAGTTAAGCTCAGAGCTGATATTGTCCAAGTGGTATTGTTTGCCCCACGCACAATCTTGAACGGTGCAAAATTTTCATGCGTTAGGATTAATGTGTCTGAAGACTGCGTAAAATATAACTTGTTGATGTCAAAGTTACTGACCACATACAGCGTCCCAACAGAGTAATCAACGTAGTCGTTACCAGAGCCGTTGATGTTCGTGAGCAATGTATTCTCGGCGTAGAAACGAAATCGAATAGTTGACGTTGTGTTAAATGCTGTAGCCACAATCATGAAAGATTGCTCGGTACTGAACTCAAACGGGATCAGCATTGTTCCGTTGGCAGCATTATCACTCGTTAGATCAGTCAGAAACCGTAGGCCCGGACGGCGAGAAAACCCGCCTTGCGGCTCAAAGATTACATTCTCAGCAAGGTCAACAGAACTATAGTATTGCTGTAAGTCGATCCGGCCACGCAGCAACGGGTCCAGCTCACCTATAGTGAATGAAGATTGATATTGTTGTATCCGGCTCATCTAACGTCCGTAAGCAAATAGTCTCCCACAACCGACGGTGTTTGGCCTCCAGCGTCAATATTTGCCGCTTGCCGAAAGTAACCGCCCCGGAACCCTTCAGCGGCAGTGCCGAGGGCAACAGACCGCCAATATTCAGACTTTTGTGTTTGATCGGTGATAATCTCAGCCAGGTGCCAAGCAATTTGGTAGGCAAGAAGCTGAACGAAATATGTCGGCATCAGCCCTTCGCTGACAGCCTTTTGATAATCTATATGAATTTCTGTAGCGTCCGTAATCAGGACCGCGCCACCAGCGGTGGACTGCGCTATTTCCCATGCCTTGAACAATCCGGCACCGGCTGCACTACTGGTTCGCACCGCAATCGGCACCCCGGTCACCATATCGTTTGGCAGCAGATATTGCTTGTCGTACTCATTTGCCGGGGCAATGCTGTCTTGGGCCAACTGTGTTTTGGCTATGGTGAAGGACCAGCGATATAGGCCGAATGTTTGCAGTTTGATTTCGTTATAGATGGATGTGCAAGCCTGGGCGGCTGGCGAACCATCTGAGAATGACGTGATAGCCTCGGCCCCTAAGAGCAACAGACCTTTGTTACATATTGAAACATTAGTGTCACCGACGGCCATCAAACACCTCCAAAAGAGAAGAGGGGGCGGCAACCCGCCCCGCTCGATTTAGTCGCTATCGGTTTGCGCGATAGTGGTTCCGTCAGAAACATCAACCACGCCGCCAGAGTTACTGACAACAGTGTGGATAGATGATGCCAACGTGCCAGCCGTTGATGTCACCGACATGATGATATCGCCAACTGATACGTCATCTGACACGTCATTGAAATATCCAGCCCCATCCACTGTGCCAACAGCGTCGGTTGTGGTGTAGGTGAACATTTGCGGTGCAGTACCTTTTTTAGACTGACCACCGATTGGGTTCCAACCCGCTCTTGCGAATGCCATTGTCAGTCCTCCTATTCTTCACAGATAACGTCAACGATACCATCAACATCGATGGCAACGGCCCCCATCGACAGCATTGCTGTGATAAGGAAAGACGTTTTTTCTGGGATATAGTTGATTTCTGTCTTTGGTGCGATACCAACGGCACAGCCGAGAGCTGAACGATGGAACGCAAAACAGGTACGATCAGCGGTTGCCAACGGCAATCCACCCTCGTCACGATCTCCCACAATGTGGAAGGTAAAGCCCATCATCTGGTTGATTTGACCGCCAACGAGAGCTTGCAGCGTCTGAAAGTCACTCGAAATCGCACGTTCATCACCGAGCAATCCAGCCAGGTTATTAGCGTGAATCACAAAATGACGATCCGTTGCTGGGACGTTCTTAGCATCAAGCCCTTTTTTCGCGGCAATGATCTTACCAACATTCAAGTTTGATGCTGCGGCAGAACCAGAGGTCACCACTGTTTTGGCAACGGTAGTACCAGCCGAGGCTGCGTTCAGGGCATCAATGATGATCTGATCCTCACGACGGCCAATGGCATTACCAACCACTTGTGCCAGCTCTTGCCGTTCGTCAAAATTGACTTTGGCTTGATCAAACACATCCGAGTACTCAGCAGCCACGAAATTAGAAAGGCTACAAGAAACCTGGCTAAAACTGGCGTTGATAGGCACGACATCGGTGGATGGAGTACGCACTGACGCTGTACCTTTACCCACCTTCGGGAACTTGACGGTATCACCGACAACACCCGTTCGCGTCCGGGCAGCTCCACGAAGCACGGCAGAAGACTGATAAGCCTGATGCACCTCTGCTTCAAAAAGCTGAACAAACGCTGGAGATAGATTTGTTGACATGACTGTCACTCCTTGATTGAACACACAAAACTTTCGCCTTGCGGGTTATCGGGGAGTCCCCGGCCCTGGCTACGCGAACGTCGCGCACGGTGGATTTCTCCACGCCAGACCGGCCCTTACGGGTTATCAGTCACAATCCTAAATATACTACAAGGTGGGGCTTGTAAATAGCCAAGTGGATACATTTAGTATTTGTACAAAAAAGATGGGGCCGAAGCCCCACAGTTAGCGGAGAAATAGATTTAAGATGTTCCGTATCGTTTGTTGTATTCATTCTCAACAGCTAGCTGCTTCTTTCTGTCCGACGCATAATCAGGCTCTGACATGAGGCTTAACATTCTAGCCTTAAATTCATCTTCGCTTTCACCGGCCTCGGTCACATCAGCAATCGGTATTTTTGATAGATCGCCGGTCATACTGCGAACCTTTTGCAGCAATCGTTGACCAGCCGCTGACCCGCCCCACATATCTAGTTCCTCACGCTCTTCTTCAGAAATCACACCTTTAGTGAGTAAACCGTTGGACCATTCCATGTTTGATTTGATAATCGCATCAGCATTGCTGCCTAGCTTTTGATGTTCTGCTTTGAGATCAAGAGCCATTTGTTGACCGGCCTCACCAGCAATACCGCCAATAGAACCGGCTAGTTCAGTAAAGGCTTCCTGATTAATGCCGTATTTTTGTGCCCATTCCAGATAGGTTGACACAACCGGGTCATCTAACTCATAGCCAGCCTCAGTCAAAACTTCAGTGTTGTACTGACCGTCTGCTGGTGGTTTGTGATCGCCGTGATGAAACTTTTTTTCTAATTCAAGATTGCTTTTGACTAAGCCCTCTAGGTCTGGTCCTTCTTTCTCGTCCCAGTGCTTTGCCGGGAACCAGTCCGGCCTTTCGTAGATTTCATCCTCATCCTCCCCCTCAACCGGCTGGGCGTCTTGCGCGAGGTGGGAGATACCTTCATCTTCGACATTTTCCTGTTCTTCCTGTGCTAAAGCGGCTTGGGCCATCAACCCATCAGGAGCCGGTGCTTCAGCCGGTTGTTCCTGAGTTTGTTGGTTATCGTCATCGCTCATTGGCTCTTCTCATCCTCTGCTGTATTTCACGCACTATGCTGTTCTGACCTTCCCGTGCATGACCAAAAGAAGCATCAGCCCCCGGCACCCAGGCCGGTTGCTCAACTGTTACTGATTGCAGATATTCCAGAACCTTGGCTCCAGCCTCAGTTTCAAAACATCTTTTAAATTGTATATCGATGTCGCGCTGATGATCCTGATTGACAAGGCGTATTGGTGCATCGCCTGTTTCAAGGCCATCCCATCCGGGCGAGTTTATACTGCGAATTTTATCTGCTTGATCCATTATTCAGCCGCTTGTGGTTCTTCAACCATTCCTTGTTGTTCTGCCGCCATTTGAGCCATCTGCATCATCTGCTGTTGAATGGCTTGGCGTTCTTGTTGTGTGGTGCGGAGCTGGGCCGGGATGCCTAGCTGATCAGCTATGTAATCGCCAACCGCATCCATCTTAATCAGGGTTTGACCTTGCGGTCCGAGGCTCTGTGCAATCTGCATGAACTGCATGACCTCTTGTAGCTTTTCAGCATTGTTTGCCATAGCCAGTGGGCTGACGGGTACAACTTGCACCTCTAGGCCGTTGACCTTTAGAGGCAAGTCAATCATGCCCATTTCATCCATTAGTTCGAGGCTACGCCGCACTATCGGAAACATTGTCTCAGAAATCAGTCTGCCAAACGCACTGCCCAGGTTCTGGGATAGCTCGGATAGCTTGGCATTGATTTCCGTAGCAGACCGGGCACTCATGTTTTCCGGGGTCAGGCTTTCATCAAGCAATGCCTTTTTGATATTTGCTCGTAAATCATTAGCGACGATCTGGCTTAGATTGGCATCCCCAGACCGGGGCAACGGGGCAAGGGAGGGACCACGCGGCCCACCGTTTGAACTAACACCAATGACGGCACCAGGTACAATCGATATGGTCTGAGGATTCAATACACCATCATCGACAGCAGTGAACACGCCGCCGATAGATATACTTGCATTTTTCAGAGTTAATTCAACAACCTTGTTTAATGTCTTTATGTCAGGAAGAGCATAGAGAACCGGCCCCCGGCCATACCGCTCATTGCTGGCTTTCATAAATCTGGAGATCACAAACGGAAAAGATTTCAGATCACGGTGTAAGAGCTTGATGTCTTCTTCCATTGTCACGACACAGTAATGGATATCGCCGTCAATCGTGTAGGTGGCCTCCAACAGTTCTATATCTTCAGCGTTGTCCTCTTCGTATTTCTTTGCCAGCTCTTCAGGAATTTTTGCATCCGGGAACTCTTGCTGCACCAAGCGAAACGGACGTTTTAGCCGCCGGTATACGGTATCAACAGTTCCGTTTGGCCCTTCTTCAAACGCCACATGATAGCTAGGAATGGCCGTGTAACGGATTGGCGTAACTGCATCACCGGGCTGGATTAGCATGACAGCGGTGCCAATAGCGAGATCAAGTAGAAACTCACCCATTGCCAGATCAAAGCCGGACTGCATCATAACACCAAACATTTTTTGGTTGTATAAATCCAGGGCTTGCTGGGCCTCTACCTTATTGGCTTGAGGTATATCGTCACCCGGCTGCAACCGGCACCAAGACCGTTGGGGAGGGAAAAGGCTTGACTGAATACGGTTAGCAAACCGGGCTGTTGAGTGAATCGCAGTGCTGTCAAACACCCGTTTCATTTTGTTCTGACCGGGAACCTTGCCCTCAAAATATCCGTCATAAAGGTTTCGCATCGGCAAAGCATATTCGTAGGCTTCTTCGTAGATAGACCGCCAATGCTCTTTGTGCGTGTTGGATTTCTTATAACGCTTTTTAATTTGCTCAACTGTTAACACGGCGGTTACTTGCCCTCTTTAAGTGCGATTTTATGTGCTTCAGAAAACGATTTGCCAGCCTCCATCAGCTTTGTCATGGTCTTCATATGTCGGGCTGTGTGATGCTTGGAGTGCCTTTTCATAGTATCTTTTTGTCGTTTTGTTAGCTCTGCCATGTCATGCCTTTTTGTGTCGGTTCGCAAAATTACGGGCCGCTTCTACTGAGCCAAAACCCCAGGCTTTTAGGGCTAGTGCCTTTCTGGTAGGGTTGCCCTTGTCATCTTTCATCGGCCCCTTCATTCCGGCAAATCTACCGGCAAACGATACACGGCGCGGATCAGTGCCGGTCTTCAAAGGACGCTTGAGGTTGGCCCCTTCGGTTTGCTTAAAATGCTTCCGGCCAGCTTCATTGAGGCCACCCTCCGGGTTTTGAAAGCGTTTAGCTACCATATGTTTTAGTCTTCTTCTTTCCCACTTTCTTCGCCGCCATCTTTCTCATCTTGCTCATCTTGTCCGCTTTCTGAGACAGTGGACGTGCCCCCATTTTCTTGCCGTACATTTTCGCTCCTATGTTTTGGGTTACGCTTGAAAGACATTAGCCTCGCGGGTTCCTACCGGCCCCTAATGTTCTACCTAATGTTTGCCGCGCTTCGCTCAGTCCAGCACCTATGTCACCAGACATCAACATGGCCCTCGCGCCGCGACGAGCTGCACCTCTTGCTGCCATCCTACGCCGGGTATCAACCGTTTCGCGCTCGGCTCGCGCTTCTCTTTTACGAGCATTTTCAGCAATAGATGGATCAGGGGGAGGGGGAGCTTTTGGTTTTCTAAACAGGTTAGCCATCGAAAATCCTCGCATACATAAAATAATCAGAACCGTCAGGACCGTAGTGTTTCAACACGCCCTCTTTCTGAAAATGACATCGCCTAGCCCATCTGTCTGCACGAACATTTTGTGAATTAACCGTGAACTGTAACCGTTTTATTCCTGTTTCGTTACTTGCATACTCAAAAAACCTGAGTGATCCCCGGTGTAATGCAATTGTTTTTTTGTCGATATGCTTTGATGGCATGAGCCAGGCTTCCGCAACGCCTGTCCACAAATACCACAGTCCGAACATGGCGTGTATCTCGCCTTTGCCAATCACCGTAAAAGCAAGCCCGACATCAGCATAGCTTTGCAAATGCTTCTGATAATCTTCGATCAGGGCCATTGTTTGCTGGTCAAAGTCGTTCAGTTCGCACAAGTACAAATGGCTAGGTGCCCACGGTATGAGGTGATGCTTTGAGGTGTCCAGCCTCATTATTTTATTCAATTGATCAACCGAAAACGTCAAAATCCAACACCTTTGCTTGCACTGATCTGCCGCCCATCGGGTTGGGCCGCTTGGTCATAATCCTATGCTCGGAGCCTAGCAGGCAGTAGCCAGCCGCATCACCGACGTGGGAATGTTCGTTTTTGTTGGGGCTATCCCGGAACCTTTCTTGTCCCGCACCAATTGCTATGCGCTTGAAGTGGTAGCCACCGCCGAGGCTTTTCCGCAGCTTGAGACAGCGACGGTCAATCATAAATCCGGGTTTGCCCTCAATCAGCCGTCCCATTGGTATCGCCAAAGCCTCACGCCGGGTGCGGAACTCGTTAGTCGCGGTAGGCCGGGCTAGGATGCCATGAACCTTTAGATGATCAAACGCGGTAGTTTCAAAGATTTGATCG